CGTTCAGCCTTAGATTTACCAGCAAACTTAGGATTATCTGAATGAACAAAATCGTGAATGTAATCATAAGCAGATGCATCTTTAGAAAGAACTTCATTAATCATTTCATTAAGGATAGGTTCTTCGTAATTTTCTCTCATCTTTTTAAGTGTCATAGGACCTGGATGATATTTAACTTTAGTACTTCTACCATCTGAACCTGGTCCAACATCGTCTTTTTGTTTGGTCTTTACACGACCAGCAGGAGTATCTTCTGTTCTATCAGAAGGATCAATTTCTTCTGGTAGATTTGGTTTAGAATGAGTACCTTGAGCAGATTTTAATCTATTCTTCAAAATATTTTGTGAAGTTGAGTTAAGAGGTTTATTAGCAAAACGAGGATGGTCAGTAGTTATCTTTAGACGGCGCATCGGATCATTGCTCTTATGTGTAGTTTGGTTAAGCATATTTTGTGTGCCACCAAACTTCTCGTCAACATATTCTTCATTCTTTTCTTTTGGTTCTTCTTGTTCTGGTTTTTCTTTTTGTTTAGAACCACCGTAACGAGTACCTTTCTTTACACCTGAACCACCATTAGGTTCTGGTTGACGAGGACTCTTATAGTCAAAAGCATTTTCTTCAACTGATTCAACTTCTTCATTGGCTGCTCTGCGTGCTTGATTTTTAGCATGACCTGCAGTTCCAGGAGTTAAATAAGCTTTTGCTTTATTCATACCAGCGATACGCTTCTTATCACGCTCATTAGCATTAACTCTTTGTGCAGTATCAGGAGCTGATTTATTAACTTTGTTATGTTCTCTGTCTTTTCTTGCGGCATCTATATAGTTGCCTAAAGTCTTATCACTAATCTCATCAATCTGTTCAACATCCTCAGTTGCCTTCTTTTGACCTCTTAACATTTTAAAGTCTTGGCTATCAAGTTTACCATTATGGTTCTTGTCCAATTTCTTTTGATTACCAACTAATTCTTTTTCCATAATGCCTCTAACTGCATCAGCAATCGCATCGTTTTTCTTTAAGTTTATCATTGTTGTTCTCCGTTTTAACAATTCCATTTACGCAAAGATTTATTGATTCTAGAATCAGGATCATGTGCGGTCTTAGCAGACGTTAATCTCTTTTTCATACCAGACATTCTGGCACAAAATGATTTTCTTCTATTTGCAGCTTTACTTCCTGCTTTTAACTTAGATGGCTTTGTTGTAACAGCCATTGAAAGTTTAGAACCTGGATGTTCACTACGATATGAAGCAATACCTTTTCTATTTAAGCCACCTTTTGGATCTTTTCCAGCAGAACGTTGCCATGCTGGTGTAGATTCTTTAATGTTTTTTGCAGCTAATTCAAAACTTTTTCCTTTAGCATCTGCTGCACCACCAAAACTACCAACGGATTTTTCTCTATCTGCCTGGTCTTGGTATTCTTTGGCTTTATCTTTTAAATGCTTTTTCTGACGCTTAATTTCTTCAGCATCTTGGCGCATAGTATGTACATCAACTTCATTTAAATATTGTTTGAAAGATTTCATTTCTTTTTCTTCTTAATATTTGTGTAATTTCTATCTTGGTCCTTATATGACTGCATTGGTTCTTTATTGGTTGCACCACCTAAAGTTCCACCAACACCCATGTCATTTGCACCTGGATCGTCTATTGCTTCTTTAACTCTATTTCTAAAGTTTTTAAATTCTATCTGTTCTCTGTATGTTACATCGCCTAGACCAGACATAGGGTATACTGTTCCCTGTTGGCGTGTATCGTATTCTGGTCCAATACCCGTCACATTTCTCATTCTTTGATTCGCTGACGGGGCATTGGAAAATCTATTTTTACTTACTTTGTCTTTGTCTTTGGAGAAGTTACTTTCTTTTGGCTTTGGGAAGATTTGGAGGTGCGGGGTGCTCTTTTCTTCGGTGTAGGTTTTGAAGTTGTAACTACCTCTTCCTTTACCTCTGTTCCACTTGATATCACCGGCGTTGGCGTCACTGGCTCTGTTGTCGGGACTGATATCGTCTGGTCCATCGGCTTTGGGGCCTCCTGCACTGGTGATTCTTGGACCTTTGGCTTTACCTTCAACCAATCTAGTACTTTCTTTAGCATGATAATTTTCCTTAAAATAATTAAATGATTCATTGGCACTCAATCTATCATGATTTTCCAACCATGAATAAGAAATATCGCCATAATTTTTACTTTCTATAAATGTATTTATTTTTTTATAGGTCTCAGTAATATCTTCTTCAATAGATTCAATTTCGGAACTATTGTCAAAGTATATAAAATTTTCAAAATTCTGTTTGTAAGATTCCTGACACGATTGAGCCAGTTCCCATTTTTCACGGCGAATTGATTCAGCAACCATTTTTGTCAATCGTTGATTTCTTTCCTGACTTGCTTCATTGGTTGTATTTACGAATACCATAATTGTTTCGTAACCAAGTTCTTCCAGTTCTTCTTTGATTGTAATCATACGAGAATGGTCATCAGCAGGTCCATTAATGATTAATGGTCCACGATTTCTAACTGCTTCTCTACGGAAGTCATTAGATTTTTCACATAATCTTTGTTTGTCCATCAGATAATCAAAAGCTTGTACTGAATTCAATTCTACTGCCTTTGATTCGGCGATTGCTTCACGGATAATAATATCTTTACCAGAACCTGGTCCACCTGTTACAAAGATGGCCTTAAACATACCACGATTGTAAGATTCGTGTAATCCCATGCCTTTTCTTGTGTCGTGCATCAACTCTTTTGCATGAGCACCAGAAACATGACTAGGAACACCATGTTTGAATTTAGCAAGGTCTTTATTTTTGGCGTGTTCACGCATTTTGGTGCCAGACATACCTTCTGTTCCTTCTGCATCCGGATCACGATGGCCAGCAGAATGTACAGTTATTTTTTTGAAATTATACAATGCACCATGGTGTGTACCATTATATTGGTGTAAAGTTTCTTTCATTTTATGAACACGGTCAGAACCAACCACCATATGCAGATGCGTTACACCTTGTTTATGCAGTTGAGCTGCATGATGAAAGTATGTTGGATGTTCTTTTGATGATGAATGAAAATTAGTTCCAGGAGAATATCTCTTTAAATGCTTTACTTTCTGTGCAGCAGATAAAGGATTCTTCTTTGCGTCTTGTGAATGGGATGTGACAACTGTATGGCCAGCATTATGTTTTGCAGCAACTTCTTTAACTTTGTCAATTAACTTTAAATGACCAGTAGTTGGCGGATTCATTCTACCAAAAGTAAAGACATGGTGTTTTTCACCACTCTTTTCTTCTCTTAGAATATCTAAAAATGATTTCATTTACGGACTTTTAAAAGATTTTGTTTTGCAAATTCGGCACGATTAACTAATTTAGTTGGTTCATTATTGTGATGGACAACGAAACCTTCTGGCTTAGATTTCTTGCCTTGAATGTGATGTTGATAACGTCCTTCATGTGTTTCTAAAGAACTTACCAGTGCATTTTTGGCTTGATGTAAGTGGTGGTGCATTGCAAATAGATTACCATAATGTGACTTGTTCTTTTCAACGTGAGAAATTTGAGTTTTGCCTTCGCCAGTTTTTTCCGATTTAGACTTTTCAGTTTTAACTTTTGCTGCTTGTTTTTCATGTACATCATGTAGGTGTTCTTTGAAACCTTTAACGGATGGAACTTCATCGTGTTTAACTGTTTTATTGATGTATGTAGCTAAATGACCTGATTCACCACTGTGTTTTGGATGAACAGAATCATACATTTTGTGACCATGTGTGTCATGGATTTCTTTTGCAGCTGCCATATGAGATTGAAACTTCTTCTCATTTTCTGGAGAATGTTTGACTTTACTTGTGTCATGTTCTGCACCATGAATATGAACATCTGGATGTTCTTTGAAGTTTTCATGGTCGACATGAGGAGAAGCACTTTTCATGTCGTGGCTATATTTTTGATGAACAACAATACCTACTTTAGATTTTTTAATCTTTTTTGCTTCATCACCGTGAGCAGTATAGGTAATTGTATTTGGTGTAAAAGATACTTTACTGTCTTTTGCTTCTACAATAAAACTTTCATGTAGATGTTTAGTTTCTGCATGATGCATCAAATCACCTTGATAAACACCAGTCTTAGGTGTTACTTTTGGTAGGTGTTTGAGTGCGTGTTTAAGTGTTCTTGCAAGACCAGGTGCGTGGCCGTGGTTTTTGTCAATATCTTTTTCTGTATGATTAATCTTTGGATTCTTATTGAAAGCAGACTTAGTTGCAACAAAAAATTTACCATTTGACGGATGGTGGCCAAAAACAAGTGATGGAGAACCATCATATTTCATTGTTAAGTTGGTGCTTTTTGCACCAGAAGTCATGTGAGCATGAGCTTTTGTTAGTGCTTCGTGTGCGTGTTCAAAACCAGCATGACCATGAAACAAAGGACGATCCTCGGCATGATGGATATGCTTAAGTTCCGATCCTTCGGATTCTTCTTTTAAGAACGATTGAAAAGTTAACATTGATTATACCCCATAGAAATGCAACACACTTTGGTTGCCGATGGGCTTATTTATACATTTTTTTAACCAATACATTCAAACTTTTGAAATATTGGGTTAGATACATACTGACCGGAAATCAGTCTAACATATAGTCTCCGGTCCTTGCAATCGTTGTTCCGACATTCAACATATCAAATTCTAGTAGTTTTTCTTTGGGAACATTAATAAAGTGGCAATGTTCAGTATCTAAACCCTTGTTCATCAACTCAAAATTCTTATAGATTATTTGTTCGTATTCATCCACCAAAGATAGACACCATGAATACATTCTCGTTTCCAAGATATGAGTAGAACCAAATTGATTTTGAACTTCTATAGGCATCCAACTGTTTAGTCTTTTCTTAAAAATAAATTTACCTTCAGTATTGTCATAATCTCTCATGTTGAAATTATCTTGTAATTTAGACCGACCACCAAGTTTGAACATACGACCCTGCATAGTTCCGAAGTCAAATTTACCTTTTAGAAAAGTTATACTTCTCAGTAACAGAAAATTCTCACCAAAACTTTTTAATTGTTCATGTGTATTAAATTGTTGAGCCTGTTGGTCTTTACTCAAATCTATATACATATCAACTTTAGATTTTATGTTATCTATTTTATGTTGTTCAATAGGAATAACTGAACTATCCGTAAAGACAATAAGTGAATCTTCTGTTTTGCTTCTAATACTTTCAAATGTTTCCAATGTCTGTTTGTATCGGTCTTCCAGATTGATGACACCAAAAGTTGGTTGCATACAAGATGTAACTAAAAATATATTTTTCATTTCTGTAACACTCCTTCATAACACATTCTTGGCCAAGTATTTTGTACCAAAGTACCAACTGGCGGCATAATAGGATGACTTACGATATTAAAGAAGTCATTATTGTATTTTGTACCTATCCACATTTCTGGTTTATTACGGTTAGAATCAAATGTGTTTAGTGGTGTCGTTCTTCTCATTTCATTCCACCAGTCATTTTCTGTAATGTCTGGAAGTTTATTGACATACTCTGATTTAGACCACCAGAACCCACCAGAATAGTGTGGAACAGGCCAAGTGCCAAAGTTGACACCAGATACTGAATGGTCTTCCAGTTTATCCGTACAGAGTTTCCAATTCTCAATACAACCCCATTGTAGGAACTTTCTCCAAAAATAATAATTCACAAATGGCTGATAGATTTTTTCTTCTCTCATTCGCCATGGAACTGTAATACCTTTTGCATGGAAATACATGAAATGTGCATCTTCACGTTTGGCATGTTCTTGCAAATATTTCATTGTCAAAGTTTCATCGTGTATATTCTTCTTTTGATAATCAATCTTTGAAACGTGTTGTAATGATAAATTTTCTTCCATATCATCATCTAAGATTATCTTTTCAAGTATTTCAATCTTACCAAATGTATTACAAATACCAGTAAACATTTCAACTTCTTCTTTTTTGCCTATACAAACAACATACATTTTTTCTATATGTTCATATAAACCAGAATCAATCGTTGCAACCACCTGTTCCAGAAAATGATTGTACCAACAACCTGTTTCTTCCGTCAAGTATATATGATAATATAGGTATTTTTTCATGCGTTTACTTTGAATTTTCTCAGTGTATCTTGTCTATCAACAAAATTAGATTGACGACCATAATGTTCTTTTAGAATCTCTGGATATCTTTTGTACAAATAGTAGTTCATTTCATCCATAGCTCTTTGTTTATCATAATAACTATCTCTGAATGGTTGATGAATCATACCTGTATGTACGACATTTGCTGGACACTGAAATAAGTCATAGAATGTTTTATCAATACCCCATGCAATTTCTAAGTCCCAATGACTGGTGAATTCCATTAAGAATCTGAATTTCTCATCAGTGAAGAAACAAGAACCCATTTCAATAAAATTGGTTTCACTAAAATCACAAGTTGGATCATTAAACAGTGGTTTATAAATCAAGCTTGAATCATGTGGCATTGATAATTGCCAATATTCAAATTTAAATTTCTCAGCCAATTCAAGACCTTTGTTGAAATCTTGATAACCAGTAATCAGGTCATCATCAACACAACCAATATAGTTGTATTTACCTAAAGGAATATCTTTGGCCACTTCTTTCATAAGTTGCCATTTATGACCCTTGATACGAACCATATGGTCGTAAGAACCAGGTTCTGGAACAAAATCATTGTAAACAACCAAAAGAGTTTCATAGTTTCGTTCATTGTTTGTCCATCGCCAATGGTCCTCTTTCTTCCAACGTGGATCATGTGGCATCTCCATGCCAACAGGACATATAATTAAATTTGCCATCATTCAACCTTAAACTCTGGAAAGTAACGTACAAAAATATCATTCTTGTTTGGTCGGATATTTTTTGTTCTCATTTTAATTTCGTTGTAGAAATTCCATGCAAGAGGAATGATACAAAGTTTATCCACATCACCAAATTGTGATTTCAAATATTCAGTACCAAAGATAGGCACAGAACTTCCTGGTGTGAACATTCCTTGTTTCAAAGGATTGTCATCAATAATAAAGTCTGGACCTTCTTGTGCAAAATTCATTAGTGTGTTACCTTTTGCAGGTGCACCATAACCAACCACAGGAACACCTGTACTTCTCATGTCTCTAATGATAGATGCAAATTGTTTTACATTATCCAAACAATTAGCTGCATAGTCATCATATGTCTTTTCAGTGTAAAGTCCTTTTTGTGCTTCAAGGTCAATTAGATTTGAGATATGTGCAGGCGCAGACTTAGACTTTGATATGATAAAAATGTAACTTGTTCCATGTACTGGACTCTTAACAACATCAACCAAGTTTAAATTAGCTCTCTTACATAGAGCATCAATTGATTTGATATTATAGAAAGAAAGATGTTCATGATAAATTGTATCAAACTCACCATTCAAAATCATATCAGATTGTGATGTGGTTGCAAACAATAAACTATCATCATGCATCACATTTCTAACATTCTCCAACAATTCTAGTTGATTGAAGTTATGTGCGAATGCATTTTGACAGGTAATAACATCAAATTTTTTATTACCAAATTCTTTACCTGTGAAATAATCACAAACAACAGTATGATTCTTTGATGATGTTGCATATAGATTTTCAGCTGGATCAACACCAAAAGTATATGCACCATATTTTTTGAAATAATCTAATTGACTTCCATCATTACAACCAACGTCTAAAGCAGAAACTGGTTTTGATCCATACTTCTCTGCTGCAAATTGGGCAAACCAATCAAAATAATCCAATTGTGTTTTTGTAGTTCCAGAAACATACAAGTAATCTTTGAACATCAAATCAGGATTAACACGATGCGTCAACTGCACATGGAAACAATGTGTGCAACGATTAATTGCCAATGGATAATGAACCTCATGTTCATCTTTTGTTTTCTTGTAAGAGTTTGCTAGTGGTTGCGAACCTAAATCCAAAACAGGAACAAGTTCTGTACTACCACAAGCAATACATTCATTAATTACTTCACAATCATTCATAGTTCTAACCACCTTGTATTCTGTAAGTACCAATCACTTACTTGTTTAATTCTTTCACTAAATGCAATCGTTGGTTCCCAACCTAACGACCTCATTAGACTACCATCCAGTGCATAACGTAAATCATGTCCTGGTCTTGAATTATGGAAATCAATCATTTCATAAATCAATTCTTTACCTTGTGCTTGTGCAACAAGTTTAGCAAGAGTCAAATTATCAACTTCTTCCTTACCAACAATATTAAATTTGGCACATTTAGCATGGCCATAGTCAGATGGTGATTCTGGTTTCTTTGTAATCAAGAATAGCAATGCTTCAGCAACATCAGCTGCATGAATATAGAAACGACTACCTGCTTCTGTACGGTCAGCATTTGAGTGAATGTAAATCTTTTCATTTTTACGAACACGGTCAACACACAAAGGAATAAACTTCTCTGGGGTCTGACGTTCACCAAACACGTTCATTGTGTGGGTAATCATCATAGGCATCTTGTATGTGTTTTCATATGCAACACAGAATTCTTCGGCGGCTGCCTTGGATGCAGAATAAGGATTGGTGGAGTTGTATCTTGCTCTTTCTCCGTATGCAACACCTGGAGGTGCAGAGCCAAAGATTTCATCAGTACTGAAATACAAGAATGTTTCCAGACTATCTAATCTACGAGCAAACTCAAGTAAGTGAGCAGTACCAATGGTATTATCTTGAATGAATTCCATCGGATGTGTGATTGAACGGTCAACGTGTGACGAAGCCGCAAGATGAAGAATAGTATCAATCTTACCATTCTTGTGAATGAAGTTACCGACCAAAGGATTAATTTCAGCCTTCAAGTCATGGAAAACAATATTAACACGTTTTCTGGTCTGTGCATCATATTTTTCCAACACTTCACTCAAACGATTCAAATTACCAGAATAATCTAAACGGTCAAGTGTAGTAATATTCCAATCAGTTTTCTGAATCAATAAATCAATAACGTGGTGTGCAATAAATCCACAACCACCAGTAATCAAAACATTTTTACTCATATCAAACTCCAATAATTATTTTATCCAATACCAAACATCTTTTTCAGTTAAAAGAATTTCTTTGCCAACTTGTGCTGCAAACTCTTTGGCTGCACGATTAACACCTTCAATTGCAGTAAAATCATGTCCTGCAAAAATACCACCTGGTTTTAACTTAGAATAGTAATTTGCACAGTCTTTAGTTAGTTGTTCGTATGTATGTAGGCCATCAATAAAGATGATATCAAACTGTTCATCTACAAACAATTCAACTGCATCATCTGATGTTCTACGAACCAATTCAAAACGATTGGAATAACCATCCAAACGTTTCAATACATTATAATACATTTCTTCACGGCCGGCAAGATTATTTCCGTTCCAATCAACATAATTTTCATATGGATCAACTGATGTTAATTCAAGTGTCGGATTTGAGTCAAGTAGAAAATTACTTGTATCACCAATATCACAACCGATTTCTAAACCAACTGGATTAACCATGTCTTTAATCATGGCACCAAGACCATAACCTGAACATAAATTTTGTGTACCAAAGGCCTGTGTTTCTGTATTAAATCTAATAACGTCACTCATTATACTGTCCTATATGTAAAGAAATTGTTAAGGTCTTCCTGACCGAACTTGTCCATCACCAACTTTTTCCAAACTGGTACACGGTCATATTGATGTACGATGCAATGTAACATATGATCCGTTGTTGTGATAATTTTATTTTCATAATCAAAAATAGGTTCTGGTTCAGTTAAGAATGGTCTGAATTGATTTATCTTTGATGGGTCACCAGTAGTACCAAGTTGTACTGCCCATCCATCTTCTTGGTCGGTAAACAAGACACTATCTTTATATGGTTGTGTGTTCAGTAACACATTATAGACCGCCTGGTCAACGATAGGAATTGGCCTGTTGATTGCATTAGTGAATATGTTGAAACACATATCTCTAACATAATGAGATTTACCACCAATGGTTCCTACGTTGAAAATGGTGTTGCCTTTGAACCTATCATACACTTCTTGTCCGTAAGTTTGAAGTAAGTTTTCATTACCCCATGGTTCATCTTGATAACGAATAGATTCCGAACCAGCCACCAAAGATTTATCACCCATGTTATCATTAATCCATTTACATGGGTCTCTTTGGAAATATACATCTTTAACATCGGTGGTTACAACGATATCATATATTGGAGTCCGATGTAGATAATCATATATTGACCAGAATCTTGCAACATGAATTGGTGCATTGATTTTTGGCATCGCAATTAATTCAAAACCATGATGTATGAGGTGAGCACAAGTATCATCTGATGCATCACCAACAATCATTACTTTATGTCCTTTGAAACCACAAGTTTCAATAGACTCAACCCAAGGTTTCAATTGATTGTAATTGTATCCTGTAAAAGCACCTATGATTAAATTTTTCGCCATGGGAAAACTCCATTATATCTGTCATTCATTATTTTATTACCATTATGGAAAAAGTCTGCATTAACAGAACCTGGATTTCCATCTACTCTATAGTTTACTGTATACTTACCAGTGCAGTCGAAGTTAGGAAAGTATTGTGACAGAGCCGATAACCAAACTCTATCTTGTCCCCAACCTCCATGCCAAACTTGTGCTAATTTTATCGCAACTTCTGTTTTAAGGCAATAGCAATTAGTGTCAATATGATTAACACCATGATAAGTTTGCCATTTACCAAGAGATTCACAATCATCATTGGTGATGAAGTTACCATCTTTGTCACAAATTCTTCTGAGTGAATACGTCCAATCAAGTTTCTTTTCTTTGATTGTGTTGATACACGTTTCTACGTGTTCTGGTTCCATCCAACAATCTTGGTCCAGATACAGAACATATTCAGTATCAATCAGGTGTGTAAATGCAGCATAGACTCGGTGGCCATAGAATCCGTTGGCACCGACATTGATGGGTAGATAACATCTTTCCAAATTTTTTCTAGAAAGAAAATCATCTGTAATGATTCTTGTTTTTGAGTGGTGTTTAATACCATCAGCAACAACATAACATTTCGTTTCATAGGTTTGTTCAAGTACAGATTGAACAGCACCTTTCAACTCCGGTTCACCCGTAGTTGGTATAATCACAGTCGCAGTCATAATCAACCTCTAGTCAGTTTTAATATCTTCTCTATTTGTTTTTCAATTGCAGGTTTACGGTTAGGCCAGTAGATATATTCCTTATCACCTGTACTATGTAGTTTCTTTAGGAAAGGGATGACCATCTTCTCCACTTCCGCTAATCGTGTTTTATAATCATCAGCAGTTTCGGCTGTCTTGTTGATTACTGAATTGTATTCTGCTTCTGATACAGCAGAGAATCCAAAATCATCTTCCAGATCCTGGTATTCTTTCATAATTTTATCAAAGTCAGTTAGTGGCATTATTTATCCTTTATAAATCTAATCCCAAAGCATCACCATCTTTTTTACGTAATCCAATCCACATTTTATCCCAATTGACCATTGTTTCATACTTGAATAAAATTTTTGTTTTTACGGTTGTGCCACTTTTTATTCTTTCTGAATCTGTAATAGCATAACAAATAGCTCTATCTTCTAAAACTTTTTTATGAAACATTTCGTGGAAATTATACAACTTAACAGGACTTGATTCCTTTGAAGCCCATTCTAATATTTTTTCACAATATTTACCTAAATTAATAAGGTCTGGTGTTGCTGGACTTCCTGCTACCATATTATTTGAGATAATTAAGTTTTCAGTAACGCTTTTCATTTTAGATTCACTCTTTTTTGTAAATAAAGAATCCAATTGAGATTTTATTTCATGTCTTGAAATGTTTCTAGCAACTTGTCTACAAACAATTCCAAACATTTTGATTTCACTTTCAGTTGGTTTTCTAAATTTGAGTGTAGAATTATCCCAAATTTTACTTCTTTGTAAAATAACATTATTCAATTTTAATGATTGTATTTGTAAAATATGTCCTACAGCATCAATTGGAAATCCAGTTTTAACTTTACCTGAATACTTAGGTTTAGGAGCTCCTTTTTTAGTAACTGCACCTGGAGCTCTTTTGCTTTGTGTCGAAAATCTTAAATGTGCATAAGCAACTTGAGCTTGTGCAAAATTTTGCCTTTTCACAGATCCTGTTAAACTCCTAAACCATCGACCAACGTCACCAACATTATCAAATATTTGGTCAAGTTTTAATGTATTAGTTGAATCACTTTTAACTTTTGATTTCACACTAACTTTAAGAGTTTCTTTATAATTGTTAGGCAAAAAAGAAATTTCATAGTCTGTTAAAGGATAATTTGAAGCTTTTGGTATATTGATTTTTAAAGGTGATGTTTTCGAAAATTTATAATCTATATTTTTTGATTTATTTGTAAAATTTAATACTTCTTTTAAATCAGAATCATTATTTCTAAGTAGTACAGCCATCTTTATGGCTGTTAAAATTTCAAAAAATTCAGCAGGCACTAAAACTGAACTAACTTCTCCATCAATTATGAAAGATTTTTCATTATTTAAACTATAATCCAGTAATGTGTTTACTTGGTCTATTAATGGTTTTGGTGCATTGGATTTATTAATATAAGTTCGAACATTGTTTGCCATAACTTCTGGTGTAATCCAATCACTTACGATTGATGGAACAATATTAGCTGGTTTTAATTTTATATTTGTATCTATTTGTGAAGATGATTCAAAATATTTACAAACAATTGCCGGCGCATTTGATGAACCTATAAATCCAATTTTACCAACGCTTGATTTTGGTGATGTGCTTTTCTTTTCATCATAAAAAGAAGAAAAACCAATTTTCTTTTGATTCAATTCACTTGATAATTTTTCTAAAAATTTTCTTCGGGTATCGGTTGAACCCGATTCTTTTGGAATATAAAAATAAAAATGTTTTCCTTCCATGCCAAAAAAAGGATTTTTTGTGGATACTTTATCACTATATCCCAATGTTTTAAAAGCAGAAGAAATATTTTGTGCAGTAACTGTTAGTGCCATCATTTCACCTAATAATTTGTATGTCTTTACCTGAGGTCCAGATTTCCAATTCAGACCTCAATCTACCCTCAGAATTAAGAGTTTCGTATCTATTTATGGACTTGTTTCTCCACCATTCAATCAAGTTTACCAGTTTGTGTTTTTCATAGTTTTCACCAGGAATAAGCACGTCCGTCTTACAGTTTACATAATCAACCATGTTATTAAAACCATAGTCACTGATGTAATATCTTTTCTGTTCTGTCAACCCTTTAGCCTTCTCAATCGTTGCTTGGAATGTCCCGCCTTCAGATGTACCTTTAAGTGCTGCTTTGGTAAGTGATATAATCTTCATAGATGTTTTTAGCTTCTTGCTAGAAATGTCATCGTCTACAAGTTTACCAACTTTACTTTCCACAAAATCACGTAAATCAGAATATGGTTTGCCGTGCATCATAGGTAAAAAATCAGAATCAGTAAGACCTTTATATCTGATATATGGTTTCATACCATCATATTGTGAAACAGTCTTGGTGCTTCCATAGAGACTTGTTGTTTCAAACAAACACAGATTCATATTATACTTCTTATTCACAATCTCACGTACTTCATGTGATGTACAGATTGCAGCCAGAAGTTTACCACCAAGGTAATTAAAACCAAATGGTTGTGCAGGTACGATAACAAAACCCATCATAGAAGAATCATTGAATCGTTTACCCCATTCAGGTTGTTGTGTAAACACTTGTTCAAGCATTTCATTACGAGGTTTCATATTGATTACGGGTGAACCAAGTCGAATGAATCCTACGTATTTTCCTGTATTCTTCTCACGCACTGCCAATCTAATCTGACGACCGACTGGTGAAATATTAATGTGTGAAGAAGTTATATTCAATAATGTTTCCCATGTTTCTGATGGTATTTCCAATACTTCAAAATCCATATCTTTTGGATGCATAGTGAAATCTTGGAACAATTCATCATCCATCGAAAACAAAGGTGTTGGCATTTCTGCCAAAGAATTCAATTTCTGGTCACGCATATATTCATCAATGCGGTCAAAGTTACCAAAGTAATCTTCAAACACTTTGGCACAATGGACTGCATCATCAAATTCTAACTTCATAATTTAAATTTCTTTAACAATTCGTTTGCTTCATCTAAGCTGGTAATTTTTGGTTCAACATCAATTGAAACAATAGATACACTAAATCCCATTTTAGATTTAGGATCATACTTTAACAATATATTATGTTTCTGAGGATCCCAACTTTTACTAAAATTGATTTTTACTTCTTTAATTTCTCTTGTGTTCATACCTTAAATCCAGTAAATTGTTTTTTCTGTGGACGTTCACGGTCACCAAATGTGTTCAATGGTTTATCTGTATGACCTGCATCAGCCAAACCTTGTTGTGCTGATTGTTCTACATCATACAATCTCATCTTTGCACGGTCAATACCCAAAGTAAATCTCTTATGAAATGTTGGATCGGCATAACGATTCTTCAATTGTTTTACCATAATCTGGCCAAGTTCTTCCAGTTCTTCAGAAGAAATCAAGGCAAACATCATGTCTGCGGTTGCCGGCAAACCAAAAGACTCACTTGTGTCTTCCAGTCCGGGATCGGAAGAAGTAAATCCACTTCTAGTTGTTTGTGTCGCAGAAACAATAGGTACTCCGAACTCAACGGCAAGACCTCGCAACTCCTCGGCGATGGATTTAACGTAGGAATATGAATTGACGTTGGCTCCTGCCTTAATTCTTGAACTACAACATATATTGAGATAATCAATAAAAATAATATCAGGAACGAAAGACTTTTTAAGATTAAGTTCATTAAGTAAGGAACGAAAATGTATGCTGCTTGCAGACGCTGTTGGATATTCTTTAATGATAAGTTTACCAACAGTTTTTTCACGTAGTTTAGAAATCTTTTTATCATACATATCTTTCGGTAAACTCATAAGGTCGTCAATAGTCACATTCAACATATTAGCATCAATACGTTCAGCAATCTTTTCTTCAGCCATTTCCATGGTAATATACAAGACGTTCTTGCCTTGTACCATGGCACCAGCAGCAACGTGACACATGAATAATGATTTACCAACACCAGTTCCTGCAAGAGCAATGTTCAGTGTTTTCTTAGGTAAACCACCTTTGGTTATCTGATTAAAGATATCAAGGTCAAATGGAATTCTTTCTTCTTTTCTGTGATAGAATTCATATCGTTCATCGGAGTTTTCAAGGTAATCGTGACCAACGGATGTATCAAAGGTTACCGCCAAGGCGTCCGATAATATTTTGGGAATCGAACCTTTGTCGTTGGTTTTGTCTTTTCCATCAAGAATAGAAATAGACCCCAATACTGCATTGTATATGGCCTTCTCTTGGCAGAACTGTTCGGTTTTGTCAACAAGCCATTGAATCTTGGATTCTGTGTCTTTAGTTTGTTCAATCTCTTGTAGATAAGTTTCGTACTTCTCCACTTCATCATCTGTAAGATTTCGCCTTTCTTTGACGGCCAATGTAAGTGCTTCAATCGTTGGCGGAGAATTGTAAGATTCTGTGAATGATGTAATTTCATTAAAAAGTGTCCTGTCAGTTCTATCAGTAAAGTATTCAGGCTTTATGAATGGTAATACTTTGCGTAGGTAATCATCATTATAGATTAGGTTCTTTAATATCGTCTGTTCCAGCTTCATCAATTACTTCCTGTTCAATGTTAGATGACATAATTTCTACCAATAAGTCACCAATATAATTTTTAAATGTGTC